TATCAGGACAAACAACAGTAGGATCAGGTGGTACTGCTGGAAACCTTGCTATGACTAGCCTTTCATCAGGAGTTCATACTTGTACTGCTGGAGGATCAGGTACTAGCTGTATAGGATCTACTACTGTTCGTATTACGATTGACTAGACTTTGGCTATTAGTTTTATTAGCATTACCATATAGGACATTAGCAGTCCCCGTAGTGCCTCAATTCCGATCTGGAAGTTCTCAAACTTCAAGCACCTCAGAATCAGTAATCAATGAAACTATTACAAGCCATCAATATCGAACAGGATATTCCTACTCTGCATCAGGACATAATATTGAAAGCACCGATACAAATAAATACATCAACCCTACAGCTACTACTCTTACAGAACAGACAGTTGGAGGAGTAAATTTTAGTTGGACTTCACCAAACTTAGAAACCGTTCCAAGGTTCACAATCACAAATCCAGGGGCATCATTTTCTCTTCAAGAAACCCTCATAACACCAGGATTAGACACAGTAACGACAATACAAAGAACAATAAATACAAGTACAACAGTAGAAACTACAACCACCTTTGGGCAGTAGTTTTATTTCTTTGTCCTACAAAAGTTTTAGCTAATACAACAGTTGCGAGTCCTAGTTCTAATGCCCAAGGTGTTGTAAATAATAACGCAACAATGATAACTCCATCATCAATGCCTTCTTTCAGGATGAGTCAGGGTATTGTCTGTGCTTCTCCTAGTCTTACGATAACTCCATATGTAACTGATTCTCATACATTTTCATTACCGAGAGAAACTGTTACTAGACAGAATATCTATGACGAAAATACTGGAGAGATAAAATATGTACAGGAAACTCCCAGATTTGAAAAGGAGAACTTTAATTTAAATTATGGTATTTCTGCTCAACTGAATATTCCATTGGGTAAATCTCCAGCACTTTGTCATAAAGCAACAGAAATAAATATCAAAAATCAGGAACTACTATACAAGAAAACCTTGCTTGAAATTTCTCTCCATAGGCTCAAAATATGTGCCGAGCAAGCGAGATTAGGTGTTACCTTTAAACCTAATACTCCTAGTGCTGTTACCTGTGAAGATATTGTAGTTACAGTTCCACCAGGTCAAGTTATCCCACATACTCATAAATTAAAGTAGCAAAGGCTCTTTGTATCGGCAGAGCTCAAAAGAGTGTACATACAACTTCCTTTGCTTAATATTTATTATATACAAATTTTGCAGTAGACAAGCACGGGTTGAAACTTGCCTACCTAGACGCCCTATCCATCGCCATGTCGAATAGGGTATTTTTATTTTATAACAACGCATAAAAAAATAGGTAAGACCCTTCCAAACATCTTACCTATTTCTTATGTTGCAATGGGATTCTTGGATGAATCACATTTAGTATAGCAGTAAATCAAAAAAGACAACTTGCATCAGCCATTACTGGATCTTCTTTTATACCTGCTGCTTCTTGAGCAAGCATATATTTTTCATACTCTTCATATTTAGCATCTTCAATAGCCTGTTCTCCAAGAATCTGATCGGCTTCAGCAAAATGTTTATCAAGAGCTTGTCTGACAAGAAGAGATATTGAAACACCTGGTTTTTGATGATATTTCAACAAATTGTACTGATGTTTTGTTATTTGAATTGATAATCGCTGTAGATTCTCATTCATTGGTTAAAAGTGGTTAAAAACATTGTAACGTCAATTTGATGTCATAGTCATTATCTTGTTGGTGGAAGGTAACTCTATGAAATCTCTGAAAGGATCATCTTTTGGAATTTTAAGAAATTGGGTGTCTAAACCAATCATAAAGTTATGGGCTGCTCTAACTGTAAGAGCAAAGGCTTCAGCACTACTCCAAAAAGATCTCTTAAGATGGCTGTCACAGGACTTGGTAAAAATAATCTGTGCTGCTCTATCACATGGCTTAATATCTCTATCAATACCATCAATAGGGCTTGCCATACCTGTAGTGACAATATTTAACCAATGTAATGCCCTTTCTTTAGGATTCATCGTATGGTTATACTTTTTATGTCTTGGATTTTGAGTGTTATAAGTCATTTCAGCATAAATTTTTAATGCTGCTCCAAGAAAAAATGATCTGACCCTTGTTGTATTAGTAGGACAGACTTTACTCATAAGAAAAAGAAACTGATTATGTTTTAAATAAGTTTCTGCAACTATGGCATCATGGCATGGTCTGGCATATTGCTCAGTACCAGTTGTTTGTCCAAGACTAGCCATAGCGTGTCTTATGGTCGCACAATCTCTTCTACTGATTCTGACACCACTAACAGTAATACGATCAGACATACATCTAGACTTACCAACATCCATTATTTGTTTGGATTTGCTGGGCATATTTTTGACAACAAGAAATGGTTGTGTCATTCCTGTTTGAACAACAGCAAGTAATCTATGTTGACCATTGACTAGAGTGCCATCTACATCAAAACAAATGGCAGAGTCAGATAAGATAAAACGACTATTTTTCATCTCTCTTTTTAATTCTTCAAGATTATTTGTACTAATCTTGCGGTTATTCTCAAAGTTTTTCTCCAGATAAAATTGTGCTTTTTCTGGAGTAATAAATTCTAGAGAATAGTCTATGCCCTCATATAAAGTTGAGAGGGCATTTTCTATTTGTGAAGTCATACTGTTTGAGTTACTTTTTCTTCAGTTTCTTTGAGTTCTGCTTCAGCTTTAGCTTTTTCTATCTGTCTTATTTTTGTAAATAAAACAGCAGCAGTCATTTTCATCACTTCTAACTCAGTTGTATCAAAATCTTCTATAGATGTTTGTAATGAGCTAATGAATTTATCAAGAGGCATTGAATAACTTGATACATCATTTCTAGAATGAAAATCTACAGAAATTTCTCTGTCAAATTGATCGAAATGAAAATACACTCTGTCATCTTTTTCAAGAATGTTTTCGGTTCTGTTTTGGAATTTGTGTCTCATACGAGCTAAATTATTTATTGCTTACTTACTATAACATGAAAGGTATATACCTTTGAGTATGTTTTCAATCCGTAACAATGTTACTTTCGCTTTTTAGTCAACTTAGTAACGACTTGCTTTACTAAAGGGCGGACAAGCTGAAGTACCAATGGTGCAGAAGCACCAACCAAAGCAAGGCTAAAGACCCCAACAAACTGAGGAGCAGACGGAATGTACTGTTCTTTCCACTCAACTGCTTCATAGAGAGTTATGCACTCACTCCCATCTTGCCCTCTCTCATGCCCGATAACACGTTCTAGCTTTTTATCGTTACGAAAATCTCCTACTCTTTGATCATTTTTACCAGGGCAGGGAGAAAAATCTGGTGGGGGATCTGGAGGTAAATCAGGAATCTTTGACTGCTCTGTTTCTGGTAAGGGCGGTGGGTCATTACTGATAGGTGCTTCCTCTGTAATGACCAGATTCTCAGGTGTATAGTCAAGAGGAACAAAACTAGGAAACGGAAAATCGCACGTTGTAAATACACCATTTGGATCTTCTAGTAATAAATTACGATTACCAGTATTTTTTATATCACGATGCTGATAAGTACAACCAGGAACATCAATCTCAGGTGGTTGTGTAATAGTTATATAGTGTGGACTATATATTTCTGGAACATCTGGAATATATATCTCACGAATTTGAATATCAGGTATTTCAATCGTAGGCATCTCTTGGTAAATAGACTTCTACAAAAGAATTACATTTAGGACAAGAAAGATTAGTTACCATGCTGTATTCTCCAGACATTACTGGATAATCTTCTCCATCCATATCGTGATCCCCACCCCAAATAAGTTCAGTTTCGCAATGCCAACAGTTCATTTGATAATCGGCATTGATTGGCCTGTAACTTTAGGTAAGTTTTGATCTAATACTTTCGGCATCATTCCAGAAACATTCTCAAGAATTTCATTCATCGTTTTCGACTTAAATTGTTCTGATGTGAAGTATTTATAAGCAAAATACGTTCCACCACTCATGGAAGCTACCATTACAAATGAAACTATGCTAAGAATATTAGCAATTTTTTGAAACATGATTAAATTTGCAATTTTGAAAGCACTATCTTTTTCAAGTGTGCTTGTATTACTGCTTATTGTAGCCCTATCACCTCTCTACGTCACTATGGGCTTAATGACAAGGCAAATGCAAGAAAAGGTTAATTAATCAGCAGGGTCTGCTTCGTTTCCTAAAGCTACCCAAGCAAGGTATTCTTGGTAATCTTTATTTCCCTCATCAAAAGGTATTGATCTAATTATATTAGTTGAATCTGTATATTCAACTCCGCTTAAAACCCCATTTAAAGGGTCTTTAATTAACTTGTAACTCATAGTTCTGAATCAAAAGCAAGTAAAGATGCTGCATTAGAAGCGTACCACAAAGATGCGTTACCAGCAGTAAGACCTGAGATATAAGTACTACCTACATAAAACGAACCTCCTAAAGTATTTTTGTATTCAAAACTTGTAGGTCTGTTAAAATTAATACCACTTGTATTACCGCTATCATACAACTGATAGTAACCAGAACCCTCTGTAAAAATTAAGGTAGGTGCTGTTCTCATTTCAGTTTTAAATGTTATTGGCAGAAAAAGTTGATTTGACTGATAATTACAACCAGTTCCCCCAAAATACTTACCATTACCTTTAACTAGTACTTGATAATATCTTTCACATAGCTTTAACTCCTCACCAAATGATCTATGCTGGAAATCAGTTGCCACGCTGCCCTCTTCAACCTTCAATCCTGTCATATACCATGTTGCACCATTAGTATTTACTAGACTATTTGAGCCTGTTGATCCAATAAGGTTAGTGTTCTGCCAAGAATTAGCTGAACCGAGATAATTTGTACCCGAAGCTGATGAACCAATACAAAAATATATCCAAGCACTAGGATTAGTACCAGTATTCCACGTTCCATCTGGACAGCCAGCTACAGTTACTGTTTTTTTCTCCCAAGTATCGGCTGAAGAAATTGTATATTCCCAAGGAAATGATCTATCTTGTGCATGATTTTTTACAACTCCACTCCAAGTACCAGTAATACTAGATTTTACAAAAAAAGATATTGTAATTGTTTTCGCATTACTAGTTCCGTATTCTAAATGTTCCCAATTATGACCCTCAATTCTTTGTCCAAAATAATGATAATTACCAGAAGTTGGTGTATAAGCACTTGTAGAAGTAATTTTAAATGAATTTGAAAAACCAACAGGACTATCAGTACTTGGTTCGTAAGTTAATTTACTAGCAGGGTTTGCAAAGACATGATACCTGTCAATTCCTGTATAGCCATTTGTTGTAGTTGTATAATTTCCAGCAGTTCGTTGCTGTATTTGCATTGCTCCGTTAATTATTATATTAACATTAGGTCTATTTGTAAGATTTGCAGTACACGACCCATCAGTATTGTTGACAGTAATAGCAGCAGCACTAGCTCCTACCCCTTTTATCGAATTTACCTTGATCTCTGACATAATTAACTAGGTTTTGGGTACTTGTCTTTAATTGCTTTAATAGACGTTTTCCAAGCATCTATTCCTTCATTATATATTTGGTCAAATTGATCTTCAAATTTTGGGTATTCTGCTCTTCTTTTCGATTTATAACTGTCAAATTCTAATTCCCATTCAGTTATTAATGCAGCAAGTCCGTCTGTACATTCTTTCTCAGTTGGTTTTGCACCTCCATCATGCACTATTAAATTTGCGTAAATTTTATTGTTTGCGTCAGACCACCCAAACCATTGTCCTGTTCTAACAGTTACAAGATAGTCTTCAATGTGATCTGGCTTCCCATCTGGAAATCTCATTATGTGTCTCCCATACGAATAAATTGGAAATAATTAAGCCTACCTCCACTTCCTGAAAAGTACATAGCAGGGTTATTACTTGCACCTGCTCGGAACTTTACCTTGTGTGTAGATGTATTAGTACAATCAATAAATGTTTCAGCCCTCATGTGACCCCATTCATAATATCCAGTACCCATAACAGCACAGTCAAAAGTAGCTGTGAGTTCAACATAACTTGAGTTATCTTCAGTTCCAAAAATATATAACTCAGTACTTGGCATAATACCTGTTCTTGAATGATAGTTCATAAAAGCTGATACTTTCCAAATTCCTGTTGCTGGAAATGTAAATACACCAGAACTTTCAGTCATTCCTGAACCTATATATCCAAATAAAGAACCAGATTGATTAGTATATCTAGCCCAATTCGCATTTATATCTGAAACTGTTTGTCTTGAAAAATCAGCCGTAACTCTCCACATATCTGCGTGTGTTATTCCAGCAGATATTCCAGTAAGGCTTGCACCTGATATAGCAGGTAAAGCTCCAGAAAGTTTTGTTGCGTCAAGTGTGCTTTGACTTGTAACAAGTGTTCCATCTGCAATGTCAGGCAAACTTATGACCCTGTTATTACTAGATGATGAGGGTGCTTGGATACTTATTGACCCACCACCTGATGCTGCGTTTAGTTTAATCTTTGCTGTCATAGTTAACTTGGTTCGGTAGGAAAGGTAACAGAACTCATATCTAAATTACCATCAGAATCAAGAGTTGGGGTGCTACTTGCTGGTAAATCACGCAAACTTTGACGATATGTTTTCCAAGCATCTGAAAGTGTCAAATCAGAACTAGCTCTCCAATCACAAGCTGTTAATAATATATCTCTTTCAAGTCTTAATAATTTCATCGGTTCTTCATTATCCAACTTAGTCATTTCAGTAGTAATTTCAGATTCAGTAGGTTTAGTAACTGAACTATCAGACCAATAAGTTATATCTGTATCAGACAATGTAAATTCAACTGTTGGGCAAAGAGATCTAATAGCACTAGCTCTTGTACTTTTCATGGTTCAATCTCCCATATCACCATACTTGAATTCTGACCAGCTGCATTTATTTCAAACTGTTCTCCAGCAGTTAGTTTAAATCTCATTTGGTATGTTCTAGCACTTGTGCTTCCAGCAGTTTTAATATGAGTGTAACTAAATGTTTTCATTAGAAATAAGCCAAGATGATAACCACCACCATATTCTTGCATACGAAACTGCTCTTCCTGTAAATAACTTGAAGCACCATCATCAGTTAGAGCAATATAACCTCTATGGTCAACACCACTTGTATCATAAAGTTTAACAGTTGATAAATTAGTGTCGAAGTATAAAATATTTGAAGAAGAGGTAGGAGTTATAGCAAGACTATAATTAGTCATATCTGAATAAGAACTAGACGTAGTAGAAAGCGAATTTGTTACGTTTTTATACACAACCTGTTTTATTTTTCCACCAACACCAGTTCCAGTTACACCGCTATTGCTAATCTGCATACGTTCAACACCACCAGTTGAAAACTTGATAGTGTCAGCAGAGGGAAAACTTATCCCTGTATTTGTATCATCTCCAACAATACTTGGTGCGGAAACTGATCCAGCTACACCTTTAACACCAGTTGTCCCAGAAAGTTCTAAGCTCATAATTAAATAATAACTAATAAACTGCCAGAAGGCACGGTCACAGTAACACCAGCATTTACAATCGGACTTACTGTGTGTGCATTTTTTCCTGATGTTATCGTATAATCTGTTGTTACGTTAGTGTCCGATTCAAAGAATACTTCGTCATTACCTCCTCCCGTAGCTCCAGCACCGCCTCCCACAGCAGTAAACTCAGATCCGTTATATATTTCAGCAGAAGTAGTCGTACTATTGAATCTAAAATCTCCTGTCGATGGCGAACCAGGTCTTTGTGCAGTAGTTCCAACAGGTATCTGTAAAGCTGTTGTGTAATTATGTACAACATCTCCAGTAAATGTTGCTCCTGCAACTGGAGCTAGACCTAAGTTTGCCTGAGTAACATTACCGATCTCGATATATCCATTATTAGCTGCATTTCTTAGCTTAAGAAGATTAGATGTTGTATTGACTGATAACTGGAACGCAACTTGTGTACCACTAGGATCTGCTGATCCACTATTTAAACTTTGTATAGCAGCAAAAACATTATTAAGGTCAGTTCTTACGGCGGAGCCTGTGCCATTAGCGATTGAATAGTCTGAAACTTGTGCCATTTAAAAAGCTACCTTGTGCATATTCTACCCTCCTTTACCAAATCCGACAGCCTGATAGGTGAAATTTCTATCAATCGAAGCATTTGATGAATTTTTGAAGTGAACAGTAAAACCCGTTCCAGAAATACTACTTACTTCAAAGTAATCTCCTGATGCCATATTCTGAGCATTGATACCAACAGAGGGTAAATTAGTATTTGCTCCAAGCAAAGAAGAAGTACCAACAAAGAATGGATTGGTAAACGTAACAGCCTTTGCTCCTGCTCCGCTTGCAATAACATTACCTTGTTCTGTTCTTCTCTGTAAAGATGCTGTATAACCTAACTGAGAAACCTTTATATCCTGTGCAGTATCTTTACTCGTAAGTTTTGCTCTGAATTGAAATCCTCTGCCTTTATAAGTTCCATTTGCGAAAGTCTGAAAATCAGTATAAGTAGGAGATCCAGATGGATTGTCCTGTGTAACTCTTACTAACATTTCAGCATTGACTTCTGTAGCTGTAGCTCCGTCAAAATCAGTCATATCATCAATTAAACCTCTTGAATCAAATAAATCTGATGGATAGAAACCTTCTGTCAGGAAGTGACGTTTAAGGTCAAGACTAAACACACCACCTAAATCTAAAGTATCTCCACCAGCCGTTCCTCCAAAATCATAAGTACCCTCTGGCACAATTCCACCAAAATCATCTAAAGAAGCTACAGCATCAAAATCTGTAATCGCATCAAACGTACCGCCACCAACTAGGTTTAGTGTATTTGTAGTCGCATCAAAAGCAACATTGGTTTTTGTTCCTTGAAATTTAGGACTATCTAAATCTTCTCTTCTGGTCTGAGTGACAAGTGGAGCTTGATTATCAGGTAATTCAAGAATTACACTTGTTTCTCCTGCACAGAATCTACCACCATCATCTTGAAATTTTAAAATATATTCTCCTTCAAGATATGGAACTTCTGCTGTTGTTGTATTACCAGCTAACGCTTGGATTAAATCAGTACTATTTGTAAATGTACCATTACCATTGGTCAGAGGAGAATGTCTGACATACACCCTACCTCCATGTGTAACATCTAAATCTGTAGATAAATTCCAACGTAATCTTACTAATTTTTCATTTATTGGTTCGGCTGATAGTCCAGTTACATTTGATGGTAATGCAGTTTTACCAACAGCATTGAAAGTTAGATCAGCAGAAGTCGCACTTGTCTGTAATGCAGCGTTATAACTGAATACTTGAAACTCATACGTTCCAATATCAGTATTAAATATCTCAAAGTCAGGGGAAGAAACTGTTGTAGAAACAAAGTTACCATTATTGAATCTATAATTGACCTGATACTGCGTAACACCGACAATAGGTTGCCAGCTAACAATAAGTTTAGATACTGCCTGATTATTTATTTCAACTATTTTCTCTTCAGCCTGTAAAGCAGAAGGAGGATCTTTAGGCAAATTCAGTACTGATACTGTTCTTGTTGGTAAGGTTGCACCATCTTCGATAAATGCGTACTTTTCATTTACATAAGATAAAGCTGTAATCGCATAATTTATTCC